ATCTCAGCAACCTATAAATTTTATAGGAACGATAACGGAGGGGATGATGAATAGTTATTTAGAGTTGGTCGATTATGTTAATGAATTTTATGGAGCTGGAGGTATTTACCAGCTCCCTATCGAACACAATGATGTTGGCTCACTTGTAAATGTCAAGACCAGGCACGTCACAAGGGCTGAAATATCCCACGCAATAATGATTTATTTTTCTATCCTTGAGTACGCTAAATACAAAAAATATGCCTACACATACGGAGGTAATGATTCAATTGATAGGGAAAGAATCAGGGATATATTATGCGATCTATTGTTATTTAAAAAAGATCACACCATTTTATGTGATTCATGTACCAAGTTAGATCACGATAACGGATCAGGAAAATTTTACCAGGAGGTTAACAAATGATGGAAGAATTTTTTGACAATACTTTGTATTGTATTCAAAGAGCTGCATTAGATGATGCTCTTATTTTTGGAGACATGACTAAAGAAAACTATCTAGCTGAATCAAAAAAGCTAGATGCTAAATACAGAAACAAGGAGAACAATGAGTAAAAACGAAATTAAATCCTACGAAATTGTATTTGATTATGAATATGAGGGAAGGATAGTCGTAGGTATGCACCACCAATTAGCTCATTGCTTAGAGGATGCACTAAAGTATTTTGTTTCAACAGTTCCTTACGAGGAAATATTTGAAATTAAATACAAGGGATTAAGAGTAATTAATCCTGAGCCGAAGGAGAAAGATAGTGCATAGTGTTATTATCTTTCTTTTATTTATGTTTTTATTTTTAATTATCACACAATGACCGAACCAATTTACAAGCTAACTGACAAGAAACCACAAGCAAAACATGGTAACAATAAAGACCAGGTGCTTTATTACTGCTCGAAAGGAGAATACTTTATCTCCGCAGCCTGGAATTATGCACCTATGGAGGCAACCCATTGGCAAATGCTGATAGATGCACCAGCTCCGACTGAAACTATTGAGGAGACTCAGGATAGATTGCTTAATGAGTACTTAAAGGATGCTTTCCCCAACTCTTACGATAGAGTAGCTATGTATCCAATAATTAAAAGAGCCTGGAGGAAAGCGCAAGATGCAAAATAAAGAAGATTCAAAAAAATTACAGGTCATGATCCCTGCTCAGTTAGATGTAAGAATTAATTACTTAGCTGAAGCAATGGGTATTAACAATGCCGAGCTAGTTAAAAGAATACTAAGTGATTACTTCGAAGCGAACTATGAATCTAAGTATGACTTCTGGAGTCAGGTTAATTGAGTACACTTGATGACCAACTAGCCAATGAAAAATTAATGCTTAATCTTGGACGAGATAGGGTAAGAGCTGTATCGTCCAGGAGAAAAGCAAACAACATGGAGAGTCTCTCAGAATATGGCGAGACTCTCTGTTCTTTTGGAGTGCAAAATATTATTTATCACTTGCGAGCAGTAAGAAAAAAGATAGAGAAGGGGAGAGCTGGACAGAATTATGCTTTACTCACTCCATTATTAGACCTCGACCCATCACAAATAGCAGCAGCTTCAATAAGATCCGTAGTTGATAGCTTGAGTATGACACCAACATTACACCAGGTATCAAGCAATGTAATAGAAAAGATATGGATTGAGACTATGTTAGATCGGGCAACTGATAATGAACTAAGTAAATACAAACGAGGTAGGCACAAGAAAAGATACAGAATATTTTTGATAGACAATATGATTAACACCGAGCAATGGACTTCGAGACAACGAATGGCAAGCGGTTTATTTATGGTTGAACTAATACAGAAATATACAGGCTTAATCGAAATAGTCCTGGACAAATCTACAACACCACCCAAAAGAATAGTAAGGGCAACCCAAGACTGTATGAATTGGATTAAGGACATTGACGAGAAGTTAAAACTAATGTCTCCTAATTTTTTGCCTATGCTGGTACAACCGAAAGATTTTACGACTCCTTATGATGGGGGATATATTACCAAGCCAGCTCGATATAATTTATTTAAAAGTAACAACGAAATTATAGCTAAAAGCATGAAAGGCAATGAGCCTTATCTTAATGCGGTCAATATCCAGGGCAAAGTTGCGTGGCAAATAAACAAATACATATTAGATCAAACACTCTACGCTTATGACAACAACTTAGAGGTAGGTTGTTTGCTACCCAGGGATGGATACTCCGTACCTCCATACCCTAAGCATTGCGAACCAGATAGCCAGGAAGTTTTGCAATGGAGAATAAACTGCAAGAATATTATCGACAAGAATAACTACACACAAGGTAGTCGTATTGGTATAGCTAAAACATTTTGGATGGCGAAAAAATTTAGGGATGCGGAGCAATTATATTTTCCTAAACAACTAGACTTTCGAGGAAGGATATACGATAGAGTTCCATACCTTAACAGCCAGGGCAATGACCTATCAAGGTCACTACTGCAATTTACAAACGGAACATTAATTAAAACAGAAGAGGATTTGAATTGGTTAAAGATACATGGCGCAAATATGTATGGAGTTAAGTCAGATTTTAAAACCAGAATACAATGGGTTAATGAAAATATTAATTTAATTTATGGAGCTGGTAGAGATTGCTGGAACGAGCCAGAGTTTTGGATGCGAGCAAATAAGGCTTGGAGTTTTCTTGCTTTTTGTAGGTCAATCTATTTATATTCACAAGAACCAGATAGCTATTTATGTCAGCTTCCCTGCCATCTTGATTGTACTTGCAGTTCTATTCAGCACTTCTCAGGTTTGCTCCGCAGCAAAGTGATGGGAGAGAAAGTTAACCTGGTAAATAGTGAACAGCCACAAGATATATACAGCGAGGTAGCACAAGCAGTTAACAACGAACTAAGACAGAATGACCACGATATAAATAGAAAGTGGTTGATGCTAAGTCCTGATAGATCACTAGCTAAACCTTGTGTGATGACAGCTCCATACGCTGCAACCAATAGTGCCTTCTATCACTTCGCTTACTCCTGGGCTAACGAAAAGATGATGACTACCCTGGGGAATAGAGGTAAACATAACTGGTTAAGAAAGCGATTAGCTAAAAGTACTGTAGGTTATATGGCACGATTGTTATACAAACATTCATGCCAGGCTATTAAGCCAGCAGTAGGAGCTATGAAATTTTTTAGACACATAGGTTCAGAGCTAGGTAAGGAAAACAAAGGAGTTCAATGGCATAGTCCAAGTGGATTGTTAGTACATCAAAAGTATTTGGATCAAAAAAAATCTAGGATACAGCTTAAATATTTATCTGACGTTTATCTGGATATAAGAACAAATGTGGATACACAAGAAGTTAATACAAGGAAGATGTCACTAGCTATCTCAGCAAATATATTGCATAGTTTTGATGCAAGTCACATGGCATTATCCACAATTCATGCTTCAATAGAAGGAGTCGAAAATATCGCTGGCATCCACGATTGTTTCGTTACTACTCCGTCTGAAATGAGTGTACTGCGTAACTCAGTTAGGCAAACATTTGCTGATATGTATTCAGAGAATTGTTTATCTAAACTAAAGGCAGAACTAAAAGCCCAATTAACAGACAACCAAATAAAGCATCTACCCTCCGAGCCTACGCTTGGGGAGTTGGATGTTGAACAAACTAGAACATCTACCTATTTCGTTACATGACTTTAAAAGCATTTTATGTCGTCACTCCTAAGTGCGCTCCTCAATATGCCTGGTTAGTTGAACCAGATACAGCCTTCAACAAACGTCCAGAGTGGAAGGTCGATTTAATCCTGGACTCTAATGATTCTAAAACTGCTAGTGTTGCACAACAGATTGAAGATGGCTTCGAAGCATACAAGCAGTCTCTTAAAGAAGCTAACCCTAGTAAAACATTTAAGTTAGCTGACAGTACTAGGTTTGAGTACACTACTCATGGCGGTGCTAACGTATTCAAAGTAAAAACCAGAAGATATGTAAGCGGAACTGACATGAACGGAAAGCCATATCAAAATACTCCACCATTACTTATGGATAAATACAAGACTCCTATTACTGGAGAGGAGAGGGAGAAGTACAAAGGATTAGGAGAAGGAACTATTGTCCAGGTGCGACTACGTTGCCAGGGATATGACCACCCTGCTCATGGGGTTGGGCTAACAATACAGCCTGACTTAGTAGTATTCCATAACTTTGTACCTTATGAAAAAGAAGTCAGCCTTGATGGGTTCGAGTTCGAGAGTGAAGAGAAGGATCTCGCACCCTCAAACATTGACAACAGCTCAGGGGGAAATACATTTTAGATCAAAGTTTGAAGCGCAAGTTGCTTTAGATTTGACTAAGAAAAATGTACCCTTTACCTATGAAAGTGTCAGTTATGATTACATCATCAGCAGTAGCTACACTCCTGACATCATCCTTAGTAACTGTGTGGTTGAACTCAAAGGAGTCTTACTTAAAGAAGAAAGAAAAAAATATATTGCAGTCAAGACGCAACATCCCACACTAAGTATTCGTTTCTGTTTTCAAAACGCAAACAACAAACTTAGTAAAGCTAAAAGAAGTCTGACGTATTGGCAATGGGCTGAACGTCATGGCTTCCTTTGGTGTAACAAGACTATCCCAAAAGAATGGTATGACTAACCCTTACATAGACAGCAGAAAAAAATCTCTTTCGCATAGAATTGCTGATTTAATTTTTCTACTAAATCAGTTAGAAAAAAATAATCCATACGTCTATCCAAATGGAACTAAGCATAACTTCGAGTATCGACTAGCTCAATATCAAAAGGTTGTATATCCAGATGCCAAGTAAATACAAAAGCAAAGAGCCTTGCCCTGAGTGCGGAAGTAAAGATAACGTAGCTGTTTATGATGATGGTCATAAGCATTGCTTCGGATGTGGCTGGCAATATCAACCAGGTAAAGATAAACCAACAAAGACATTTACACCAATGAAGAAACAATGGAAGCCTTTAGTTGCATCCCCTTGCGAACTACCTAAACGTGGAATCACTAAAGAAACTTGCGAACTATTTGGTTATGGTATTGCAAATTTTAATGGAGCTGACTGCCAAGTAGCTAGCTATAAAAGTCAAAGCGGAGTATTAGCTGCACAACATATAAGATTTAGAGACAAGAGATTTATATGGCAGGGAGAACTAAAAGATATAAAGCTATGGGGTCAGGATTTATGGAGGCAACACAATACTGGTCAGACATTTGTTGTCATTACTGAAGGAGAGATAGATGCAATGTCTGTATCCCAGGTGCAAGGTAACAAGTTTCCTGTAGTAAGTTTGCCTTCGGGAGCGCAATCTGCTACGAAGTATGTAGCAGCAAATTTATCATGGTTATCTCAGTTTGTCCGTATAGTTATTTGTTTTGACTCGGACGCACCTGGTTTGGATGCTGCCGAAAAGGTTGCAAAAGTCTTACCTACTGGCAAGGCAGCTATCGCTAACCTACCAAGAAAGGATGCTAATGAAATGCTCCTCGCAGGGGAGGGCGAGTTACTCAAGGACTTACTCTGGAAGGCAAGCCCTGTCAGACCCGACAACATACACTCTGCCTACAATTTATGGGAAGATTTAATTAAGGAAGATACCTCTAAGGTATGTAGTTATCCCTTCCCAGAATTAAATAGGATATGTTGTGGCTTTCGTAAGCAGAGTTTAACCACTATCTGCGCTGGAACTGGAGTTGGGAAGAGCCTACTTTGTAGAGAATTGGCTCATCATTTTTTAATTAACGGACTTCGGGTAGGTTGGATTGGCTTAGAAGAAAGTAGCAAGAGAAGTTTACAAGGCATACTATCTATTGCAGTAAACAAACCATTACACCTGGACGAGAAAGCAATAGACCAGGAGGAACTAAGACAAGCGTTTGATTATTTATTTAGCGACAATAATTTTATACTACTACAACACTTCGGCTCTCTTGATCCTGACCGATTGATAGATCAGATAACATACATGGCAACTGGCGAAGAGTGTGACGTTATATTCCTGGATCACATTTCCCTGGTAGTGAGTGGACTAAGTGATGGGGATGAAAGAAAACAAATAGATGTATGTTGTACCAAGCTAAGGCAAGTGGTAGAAAAAACTGGAGTAGGTTTAGTTATGGTTAGTCACTTAAGAAGGACGGATGGTAAGCCAGCAGAAGAGGGGGGAGACGTTAATCTTCAAAGCTTAAGGGGATCTTCAAGTATAGCTCAGTTATCTGACCTCGTTATTTGCGGTATTAGATCGCAGCAAGACCAGGCAACATCAAACGAATTACAGTTAAAAGTATTAAAGAATAGACATAGCGGTACATTAGGTCGGGCTGACAAGCTCGAATACAACGAGAAAACTGGCAGACTATCTGCCTCCCTTACTGATTTTTTATTATGACTTTATTAATTGACGGAGATCACTTGGCTTTTACTGCTGCTTGTGCAGTAGAGCAAGTAGTTGAATGGGATACTAATGTATGGACTACTCATTCTTTTTTAAGTGATGCAACAAAAGTTGTACACGCAAAATTAAATGGCTTTATTGAGATAGCTGAGGATAAGGATGTTGTGATGACATTCAGTTCTTACCCTACATTTAGACATGAGATATACCAGGACTACAAAGCAAACAGGATAACAAAGCGAAAGCCTACAGTATTTAAACCATTAATAGAATGGATGGAACAGGAATGGGAGTCAATAAGATATACCAATTGCGAAGGGGATGACGTACTTGGAGTACTAGCCACATCAAAAACATACTCTGATCCAGTTATTGTAAGTGTTGATAAGGATATGAGAACTATACCTTGCAAGCTATTAGCTGGAGACGACCTCGAACTAATAACTAAGAGACAAGCTGATAGAAATTGGATGAAGCAAGCGTGTAGTGGAGATCCAACTGACAACTATAAAGGTATTCCAGGAGTAGGAATGGTTGGAGCTGAAAAAATTTTAGGAGATAGTATTAAGTTAGAGGATATGTGGGAGAAAGTAGTTGAAGCATATAAGAAACAAAAGCTAACTTATGCTGACGCATTATTAAATGCCAGGCTGTCCAGGATACTACGTCAAGAAGATATAAACTTAAATACAGGTAAAATTAAATTATGGTCGCCAAAGAAAAAATTATAGATCAAGTGGATTTTTTGGTTTTTTCTTTTTAGGAAAACCAGCTTGCATATTAGCGTAGGCTTGAGGAGATATAGTACTATCTTTCTTCTTCCTACTTGTACCAGCTTTCTTTCTTTTATTTATGTTGTAATACAAGCCTTTCTTAGCCATAATAAATAAGTAATATATGTATAACTTAGCATTGTTTATGGAAGCTGACGACCTGTTCCCACCTATTGATGAAGCATTAATTAAAAAGTTAAATGAGATATATCCAGAAAAATGTCCAGACTTAGATACGAAAGATCGTGAAATTTGGTATGACGCAGGGCAAAGAAGCGTGGTAAAAATGCTAATTTCCGTTTATGATGAGCAAAGTAACACGTTACGGAGTTAGCTATGTGCGGAGGCGGAGGTCGTCCACCAGATAGGACGGACGAAATGCTTAAGGTACAGCGAGAACAAATTGCTGAACAGAAAAGGCAGTACGAACAAACCAGAGCAGACCAGGCAACCAGGCAAGCCGAGCAAGAAAAGATTGCATCTGCTCCATCTGCTCCGCCTCCATCTGCTACAGCTCAACGTCCAGCAGCAGCACTTGAAATACCTGGAGGAGATCCAGGGCTAGGAGCTGCACAGCAACGTAGAGGTTATGGTAGAAAGAGATTAAGAACAGATTTACTTTCTGGCTCAGGTTTACAAATACCTTAAATAAATGGAAGTCACACTAACAAGTGACTTGGATGCTACAGGTAAGTCCTACTCTTCAGATGAGAAGAAAGGAATTACTGTAGCGTCTAAGTACGAACAACAAAAAGCAAAGCGTAATCCCTATGCGGATATAGCAAGAAAGTGTGCAGAACTTACTATCCCTTTTGAGTTTCCAGATACACAATATTCTGGTTCAGCAAGGGCTAGGATCACTACTCCCCATCAAAGCGTAGGAGCAAGGGGAGTTTCCAATATTGCAAATAAGCTAGGGCTATCCCTTTTCCCTCCCAACACAAGTATGTTTAAGTTGGAGATAGATGACTTAGCATTAAGACTCCAGGACGTTGATCCGCAACAAAAGACAGAACTAGATACTGCTTGCGTAAAGGTAGAGTTAGCAGTAGGTACTATGCTTGAAACATTATCTGCAAGAGCAGCATTGTATGAAGCGTTTAAACAATTAGTTATTGCAGGGAATGTATTGTTATATGTAAACCCAACTGGTATTCGGGTACTGCATCTTGAAAGATATACAGTTACCAGAGATCCAATGGGTAACGTAGAAGAAATAATAATAGAAGAGGAAGTAAGTCCTAAGTTACTTCCAAAGAATTTTCTATCCCCTTCGGATGCAAAGCAATACGATAAGGATTATGGGAAGAAAGATGTAAAAATTTATACTTGCGTTAAATACAAAGATGATAAGTGTCATTGGTATCAAGAGGTAAAAGGTAAACCAGTTCCAGGAACTAATGGTATGAGTCCGAGGGAATGTAGTCCATTCATACCCCTTCGGTTTCAGTCAATGGACGGAGAGGACTACGGACGTTCATACATAGAGCAATGGTATGGCGACCTTTCTGCTCTTGATAATTTGTATCAGGCAGTATTGGAGGCTAGTGCAGCCATGAGTAAAATTTTATTTATGGTTAATCCTAACGGCACTACAAGACCAAGAGCCTTAAGCAATGCTGAGAACGGAGCTATCATCCAGGGCAATGCACAAGACGTTACAGTTTTACAAAGCCAGGGCAAGTTAAACGATATGAGCCTGGCAAACAATACTATAGATAGAATCGAACAAAGGCTTGAGTTTGCTTTCTTGTTTAATAGCGCAGTACAAAGACAAGCCGAAAGAGTTACAGCAGAGGAGATCCGTTATGTCGCTGAATCATTAGATGAAAGCCTAGCTGGTTTGTATTCTGTATTAACCCAGGAACTACAACTACCTTTAGTTCGTAGGTTGATATATATAATGCAAAGAACAAATAAAATTCCTGACTTCCCTAAAGGTCAGGATGGTAAAGATTTAATAATGCCTAAGCCAGTTACAGGTTTAGAAGCTGTAGGTAGAGGAGACGACAGAAATAAATTGATTGATTTTATTGGAGCTGCGACAGATGCACTAGGCAAAGAAACAATAGAGAAGTATATCAATATGGAAGAAGCATTAAGAAGGTTAGCAGCGAGTAGTTCTATTGATGTAACCAACCTGGTTAAGACTCCACAACAGTTACAAGAAGAACAGCAAGCAGCAGCCGAGGCACAGAAAGAAATGCAGCAACAAGAAATGATGGGTAATATGATGACAAGCCCTGCTGCTGGTAAAATAGCAGACAATTTCACACAACCAGGAAGTCCGTATGGCCCTCAAATCCAACAACCAGGAGAAGAAGGAGAGCAAGCAAACGCAGCCCTCCCCAACCTCGACAGTATCCCAACCGCCTCTCAGTAAAGTAGAAGTCACAACCGACTCTCCTGACTTACCTAGAGAAATAGTCATTACACCAGAAATGGTTAAAGAATTTAAAAACAATTAATTAATTATGCCAGAACCAATCACTATTACTGACCAGGGTACTCCTTCTTTATCGGAGGATAACCAAGCTGCATTAGAAGAACTAAAGCAAGCCGAAGCGGATCTTGAAAAAGAGAACGCTGTAACCCAGGAAGAACAGCTAATCGGAGGAGAGTTCCAATCACAAGAGGATTTACTTGCTGCCTACCAGGAACTAAAAGCAAACCAAGACCAGTATCGTCCTCCAGGAGAACCACAAACTGCTCAAGAGATTTACGGAGAAACAGTTGGTAACAAGCTCGAAGAAGCTGGAGTTAACTATTCAAAGATGAATGATTACTGGCAAGAGAATGGAGAGATTACAGACAAGCATTACAAGGAACTGGAAAAGGCTGGCTTTCCCAGGGGAATAGTTGATGCACATTTGGATGGTTTAAGAAACCAGGCAACAGTATTACAATCTGATCTTGTAAGTATTAAGAATACATACGGAGGAGAAGAAGCCTTTACTGCTATGCAGTATTGGGCTAGAGATAATTTAACTGATGCAGAAAAAGCAGCTTACTCTAAAGGTATTAATGGAGATTTAGAAACAGTTAAGTTAACTGT